CACTTATTGCAACAATTGCAGGTGGTGAAACATTTGAATGTGATTCTGATCCAACAGGAGCAAACAACACAAGAGCAACAATACTTGCAAATGCACCAACAGCATCATCATTTAGTATGGTATCAACACCCGATAGACACTTAATATTTTTTGGAACAGAAACAACAGTAGGCACATCTAGCACAAGAGACGAAATGTTTATAAGATTCTCGGACCAAGAATCTATTGATGCAACAACATCATATACACCATCAGCTACTAACACAGCAGGTACACAAAGACTTGCAGATGGATCAAAAATTATGGGAGCAATCAGAGGCCGTGATGCAATTTATGTTTGGACTGATACTGCGTTATTTATTATGAGATTTGTAGGAAGTCCTTTTACTTTTTCATTTCAACAAGTTGGTACTAACTGTGGATTAATTGGTAAAAATGCAGCTGTCGAAGTTGATGGTTCTGCATACTGGATGTCAGAAAATGGTTTCTTTAGATATACAGGTAAACTAGAATCATTGCCATGTTTAGTAGAAGATTTTGTTTATGATGATATTAATACAATTCCTAAACAACACGTTAATGCAGGTCTTAATAACTTGTTTGGTGAAGTAATGTGGTTTTATCCTAGTTCTTCATCATCAACTGTTAATAGAATGGTTTGTTATAATTATTTAGATTCAACTCCAGACAGACCGGTTTGGACTACAGGAACACTTGCTAGAACTGCGTGGCAAGATTCTGCTGTATTTGGTAAACCTCACGCATCGGAATATGATACAAGTTCAAATGGCACATCAGGTTCTTCAACTTTTGTTCAAGGGAATTTAGATGGTGTTAGTTATTATTATGAACATGAAAAAGGATTAGATCAAATAAGAGAAGGTTCAACTTCATCTATCACTGCAAATATTGAGTCTGGAGATTTTGATATTGGAGCAGAAGGTTTAAATGGTGATGGTGAGTTTATTATGAAAATAAGAAGAGTGTTACCAGATTTTTTAGCTCAAACAGGAGACACTAGAGTTACATTAAACTTAAGAGATTTTCCAAATGATTCAGAAGTTAGTTCTTCATTAGGTCCTTTTACAATAACATCTAGTACACAAAAAATAGATACACGAGCACGTGCCAGATCAATATCATTAAAAATAGATAACACAAGCACAAGTCAGTTTTGGAAAGTAGGAACTTTTAGAATTGACTATCAACCAGACGGGAGAAGATAATGGCTAGAATTGTACAATCACTTACACAACCTTTAGAAGAATATGATCAACAAATACAACAATCATTTGTAAGAGATGTTGATAGTATAGTACAAAAATTAAATACTTCTTTTCAACAAGATTTAAAAGAAGAAGCAGAAGCGGAGGCATATTTCTTTGGCTAATACATTTGTAAATAAAAAAGTAGATTTAACAACTACTAGTGCTACAACATTATATACAGTGCCTAGTGCTACAACTGCTATTATAAAATCTATATTAGTATCTGAAGACTCAGGAAATGCTGATACTATAACAGTTACTATTACAGATACATCAGATGCTGTATTTAGTCTTTTTAAGACTAAATCTATATCAGCAAATGCAACAACAGAATTACTTACAGCACCTTTAGTCTTACAAGAAAGTGAAGTATTAAAAGTGACTGCGGCAACAGCCAATAGACTGCATGTAGTACTCTCAGCCTTAGAATCTAAGCCTAGAGAGGTTACAACATAACCTTGATTTATTAGATAAAATCTAGTAAATTAATAAATTCCAGGTGTAATTCCTGCCTATATAATATATTAACTAAAACATAAATATGATTACAAGATCTCAAATGCCAAGACAAATGTATGGACTAGGTAGCCTAGTTAAGAAAGCCGTTAAAGGTGTAAAAAATGTTATTAAAAGTCCTATAGGTAAAGCTGCAATAGCAGGTGCTATAGGTTTTGGTATACCAGGAACATCGTTTGGTGGTGTGTTTGGTAAAGGAGCATTATCAGGTTTAATAGGTAAAGCAGGTATGATGCGACCTGGACAAGGTTTTGGTGGTGGTTCTGGTTTAATGGGATTATTTAGTAATGCTAAAAATGCATTTACAAGTTTAGGCACAGCAGGTAAGATATTTGCTGGAGGAGCAGGGATAAAAATATTATCTGATTTATTTCCACAAGAAGAAGGAGAAGATCCTGATACATATAAAGAACGTCTTTCTAGACTTGAACCTTTACTAGATAGGTACTATAAGAATGTAAATAGAAATGCTTCACCGCAAGAAATAAAAGATTTTATTACAGCCAATACTCAAGAATATATGGCAAAAGGTGGCAGAGTAGGCTATAGATTGGGAGGAGACACTATGGACAGAGAAGGAATTAAAAGTTTAGAAGCAGGAGCGCCAGATGTAAAATACACAGGCGACATGAGACTGGCATCAGAGACAGGTCCAGAAGAATTTGAATTAGATTTAATGAGTGAATTGATGCAAGCTTTTGAAGAAGCAAAGCGTCAAGGTTTTGAAGGTGACTTTAAAAGTTTTTTAGATATGTACATGGGATCACAAGCTCAATCACCAGAAGGCATTATGCAAGAAGCGCCAATGCAAATGGCAGCTAACGGTGGACGAATAGGTTTAATGAAAGGCGCAATGCCTGAAGACGAAAACGAAGAAGATTCTTACAGAGCAGGTGTAATGTCAGCTATGATGGGTAGAAAAAAAGTTATGGGTGGTGGCATGATAGATGTGCCTACAGGTATTATGAGAATGAACCAAGGTGGTGTTATGGAAAGAGATTACAGAGACCAAGGTGGTTTTGTTCCAGTTGGTGTAAAAGAAAAAGCAGATGACGTTCCAGCAATGTTATCTAAAAATGAATTTGTTATGACTGCAGATGCTGTAAGAGCAGCAGGCGGTGGTAGTGTACAAAAAGGTGCACAGAAAATGTATGACACAATGAAATCACTTGAAAGAAAAGTAAGTTAATGGTTACAGAAACTAGAACATTACCCGCAGAGTTTATAGAAGCATTAGGTAAAACTTATGCTGATACACTTACAAAAACAGCCGGTACACCGGTTACAACAACGGATGTATCTCAAACTTTAGTTCAAGGTGAATTTGATCCTGCAGAAACAGCAGAACAATTTGCTGCAAGACAAGCTGGACAAAAACAAACAGCTAGAGAATTTGATATTAGAAAAGCACAAATGGCCGGCCTTGCGCCAACCGTTGCTGGAATGGATCAACTACAACAAGATGCTATTACCAAAGCAACAGGTGCCCAGGGACTAGGAGCTTACCAACAATATTTAACAGATGCAGGCACAGCAGCAGGTCAAGCTGGTACAACTTTAGGAGGTGTTCCTTCTTATATTACAGCAGCAGGTACAGGTTTAGGTCAAGCTGGAACTACATTAGCTGGAGCACAAGCTTTAACTGGAACAGGTGCTGGAACCGGAGTTGGTTCTATTGCATCTTATATGTCACCTTATCAATCACAAGTAATTGATACAACTTTAACAGAGTTTGATAGACAAGCAGCAATGCAAAAACAAGCAATTGCTGATCAAGCATTAAGATCAGGTGCTTTTGGTGGTGGCCGTGAAGGTGTACAGTTAGCAGAATTTACATCAGGCTCTGATAGAAATAGAGCAGCAACACAAGCACAATTATTACAAGCTGGTTATGGTCAAGCACAAGCTGCAAGACAAGCTGACTTACAAAATATATCTGGACTTGCATCACAGCAAGCAGCGCTAGCATCAGGTCAACTGGGTCTTGGTACTGCGCAACAAGGATTAGCACAATCACAATTAGCACAAGGAGCTTTTCAACAAGGGCTTGGTGGTTTTGCACAACAAGCAGCTCAACAAGAAATTGCAGGTCTTGGTGCACTAGGTAGTGTTAGACAAGCTCAAGCGCAAGCAGAAGCAGATGCAACTAGACAAGCTAACCAAATGGCAGCTTATGAACCTATGCAAAGAACACAACAATTTGGATCAGGAGTTACAGGATTGATGGGTGGATACCCAGCACAAACAACATATAGTCC